TTCTTCATGAGGCTCGTCCCACATCGCTAAAACTATGCTATCAATATCTACTAACATTTTATCTTCTCATTTTAGCAAGATCTTTCATCTGCTCTTGGTCTATTATCGGTACAGCGTTAGATTTGTGCATGGTTCCGATACCTTTAACAAGGTATCCTGTGTATCGTGGGCTTTCCACCCGAGGGGCAGTTCCAACTGTATCGGGTACTGATTTGTAGACTTTTGACTCTGCCATTCTTTCTTCTGCATATGAAAGTATTGGCGTTTTTGTGCTTGTTGGCGTTGCAAAACTTTTCTTTCGTTTCCCATAAGTTTTTCTTTTTCTCCCACTAGTTGTATAGTTTATACTGCCTTTTATAATCATAATAATTCTCCAGCAAACAAATATTATAAGTCAAAAACATCTGAATGTCAAGAATTATTTCCAGTTATGCTCCTGGATGTTACCATTAAATCCTTGGTAGTTATAGCCAGGGGGTAGCCATTCTGCAATTCTTTCTATGTCTCCCCAGTCGTAAGTAAGTTCTGGAAGTATAAAATTATCAGCCTTTGCAATTACAGAAATATTGTAGTCATACTGTTTAATATGTGCTTTCCTACAATTGTATCCAGCTAAAACAAGATTGTACATAACCAATCCTGCATTCCACAAAGTAACGTGGCCTCCAACTATTTCATGCTTTAGGGGAGGAACAGTTACACAAATATACTTATCTAGATAAGTATGCTGCCTACATTTTTTAAGAAAAAAGTTTGGGTTTGGTTGGTGCTCTAGTACATGAGAAAGCCATATTAAGTCAAACTTTTGATCTTGATCGAACAGTATAAAATCTTTTTGTATGGCGGGCGGATACAACCCTGAAATGTCTACGGAAGTAACACTCTTTCCTAGTTGTTTGAACGCTTCCGAATGACTTCCGTCTCCGCAACCTACGTCTAGAATTGTTTCTATATCTAAGCTTTTGCAAAAGTTTACTGCCTCCTGTGCAAACATCATAGTAGTTGCTCCAATCTTTTAATTACAGAATCTTTGTCTCTGCATAGGTAGTCCATACAATACCAGCTAATCCACTTACGGGATAAGTCTTTGTTCCACCAACTCAAATCTTCTACAAACTCTTTTATTGTTACTAGGTGTCTCAAGTCCTTTGTTACCCAGTGATACTCAGGATAGCCATACGATATAATCGGAACATCATGAAGTAGACATTCAATTCCCGAAGTGCTATTCTCAATTACAGCAACTTTTGTCTTTGGCAAAACATCATGTAGAGACATAAAGTCTGTAATAACGGTGACTCCACTATCCATCCAAGCCCGAATTACATTATTCCAGTAACCCCAATCTGAATTAGAAGTCCGTAATTTCATGTAAGGATGAAGTTTTACTACTATCGGAGCAGAGCCGCTTATCAGTAGTTGCTCAACTATGCCTTCTAGCTTACGATAGTGGCTGCCAAAAGAAAACTTTGTAGTAGTTTCATCTCCACCCATCTGACCAATAACAAGTATGTGGTCTTGTGGTACCGGAGTTAAACGAATATCTGCAAAATTTTCTTCATGCCATGATATATCGCTCCACTTTGTTCTTTTATTATCTATTAGTTCTTTGGCTTTAGCCCCAAAGAATAAATAATCATCAGCCTGCTCAAAATTTGGCTTCTTATAAGTTATAGAGCTATGACAGGCATAGCCCACACTATCAATAGAAAAATAACCGTTGTCAGGGCCAGTAGGTTTCCAAAATATAGTTTTCTCCACCCCTAGTTTTCCAGAGTATTTTATCTCGTCTAGATAAGTATGATTATATATAGTAAGGTCTGGATTACTATAAAGCCCTCTTTGACAGTCTACTTTTCTATGGAAGGTGATCTTAGGGTCAACTTTCGTATCAAAACCCATTTCATCTAAAGCAGATAAAATTACCGCAGACATATTCGTCCACGGTAATTCCATTTTATCGTATCGATTACCGATAAAATTTACTTTCATCGGCCCTGGCCTCGGTAAGCCTTGTAGTTTCGCTTCTTATTCTTATTCATACTAGCAAACTTTACCATGCTAGGGTTTGCACTCTGAGAAGTTTTCTTTACTACTGGTTCAATTACCTTTTTACCAAAAATACCTACTTTCTTCGCCATTTACTAATCTCCTTATAGATCGCCTTCAGCACGGTTTTCACTTCTAACAACTTCAAAGCCATTTGGGTAACGCTTTTCTAGCTTTGAAATATTCTCTAACATAATATCTTCTAAATCATACCCAAGAGCAGTAGCCGCATTGGATAAATACCAAAGTATGTCTCCCAATTCGCGCTTCATATGATACCTTTGATCTTCATTAAAAGGCTTTCCTTGAAATACAATCTTTTTTAGAATCTCTGAAAATTCTCCGTTTTCACTTGCCATACCAATAGACGCGGTAAGCAGTAGTGGAACATTTACTTGGTCATTTAAGTTTGCGATTACCTCGGTAAATTCACCGATGGCTTTTGATTGTTCACTTGTAGTGCTTAGCACAAATAACTGGTAATCATTTAGTTTCGACATTTATTTCTCCTTTCATTTCTGGATACTATTATAACAACGAATAGCCAAATTGTCAAGAACTTTTTAGAAGTAACACCTAAAAAATTTTAGTGCTTGACACGAGCAGCTCTTAATGATATAATAGTCACTGTAAATGGCGACAGTTTATCTGCGTTGTTTACGTTTAACCTTAACTAACCGCTTCCGAAAGGGGCAATCAATCTTACTGTAAAGGAGAAAGATTATGTATAGAAATGAAATTGAAAAGCACTTTGATAAACTATTCGTTGGTTTTGATAATTTTGCTAGCTTACCTGCTATAACCCAAAAACTAGAGTACCCTCGCTACAACATTGGAAAGCATGAAGACGGCTATGAAATAATGGTTGCCCTTCCTGGTTGGAGCAAAGAAGCTGTATCTATAGAGCTTCACGAAGGCAATCTCACTGTAAAAGGTGTAAAGCAAGAAGAACCTACTAAAGTAGATTGGGTACACAAAGGTATTTCCGGTAAGGCTTTTGATAAAGTATTTAAAGTCGACACTGCTTTAGAAGTAACAAAAGCCTCTTTGGTAGATGGTATGCTAAAAATCAGTTTAAGTTATACGCCCTCTAGCAAGCCTGTAACTATTCCTGTGGAGTAGTATAGGAGAAAGAGAATGGATACGCTTTTGCGTGTAGTACCCGTGTTTTTGTTCTTAGTAGTAATTGTACAAAGTCTACTATTAGTAGCAGAACCACAAGTAGCTGAACCACGAGTAGAAGTCAAAGAAGTGCTTATACAGCCTGAACCAGAGTTTCACTTGTTTGGGCTAGAAGAAGTACAAAAAGACTTGAATAAAAAGTTGGGAATATAATCCCAAAGCGAGGCTCTTTATGGGCCTCGCACCTTTGGAGCTTTAAATGAATCAAAAAAACAGGAACAATGTTTTTGAGCAGCTAAAGATAGACGAAGGAGTGGAGTATAAAATTTATCAAGACCACTTAGGTTACTTAACTTTTGGAGTCGGACACCTAATACAGGATTGTGACATTGAATCAGGACAATCATTGGGAAGCCCTGTTAGTGAGGAACGAGTTCGAGAAGTTTTTGAAAAAGACCTTAATCTTGCCATTGCTGAGTGTAGTGCTTTATATGGACAAGAAACTTTTGACCTATTACCTGGAGAAGTCCAAGAAATCTTAGTTAACATGATGTTCAATATGGGACGCACTCGACTTTCTAAGTTTAAAAAATTCAATGCAGCAATTGCAGACAAGGACTGGGCAACCGCAGCAATAGAAGGCCGAGACAGTCTTTGGTATCGGCAAGTAACTAACCGAGCCGAAAGGCTCATGTCTAGATTGGAGGCTATATGATTTGGTCTAAACCAGAAGCAGTGCAACTTCGTGCAGGTTTTGAAGTAACGATGTATTTTAATTTACGATGATTCCTAAACTTTATCCAAACTGTCAAGCTATATTAGCTGCGCCAGGTCCTTCTCTAACTACCGAAGTAGTAAATATTCTTCGGGACGTTAGGGATAGATTTGTAATTATAGGTGTCGGAGATACTTATAAAGTAATTGACTTTATGGACGAGCACTATGCTTGCGATGGAAAATGGTGGAGAATTCACGGAGATAAAATAAATGAACTACATCCCGGGCTACATAAATGGTGCCACGATGAAGAGGGCACTCAGTATGGGGCTAGAAAAATAGAAGGAAGAGGTTCCTCTGGGTTTTCTGAAGATCCAAAGTATATACACACCGGGCAGAATTCCGGCTATCAAGCATTAAATCTAGCATATTTGTGGGGCTGTACTAAAATGATTTTAGTGGGGTATAATATGCAGAAAGTAGGAAATAAAACACATTTTTTCGAAGACAGAGAGCCAGGACTGAACAGAGATAGCCCTTACAATAATTTTAAGAAAAATTATAATACTATACAACCAAAAATTAAAGACATGGTTGTAAACTGTACACCAAACTCAGCCCTCACCGCCTTTAAGCAATCAACTTTGGAGCAAGAAATATGGCAGAACTACCAAAACATTTAGGCGGTCACTCTAATAGAACGCACCTCGATATAGCAAATTTAGAATACTTAAAGAAAAAGTTTAATATTCAAACTTTAGTAGATGTTGGGTGTGGGCCAGGAGGAATGATAAGAGAGGCCAATAGTAGAGGAATTAAGGCCTGTGGTATTGATGGAGATTTTACATTAAATTTTAATGATATAGATGTAGTATTAAATGATTTTACTAAATCTTCTTATAAGTTTGGAAGGTTTTTTGACTTGGCTTGGTCAGTAGAGTTTGTTGAACACGTACCTGAAGAGTTTCTTCCTAATTTTATGCCTATATTCCAAGAAGCTAAATATGTTTTTATGACTTTTTCCCCTTTTAAAAACTTTTTTCATTATAACGTAAAAGATAGCGAATATTGGATAAAAGTTTTTGAGGAATATGGGTTTACACATGACGAAGACGAAACCACCTTTATACGAAAGAATAGTTCTATGCAAAGAGATTTTGTTAGAACCTGTGGGCATTTTTTTAAGAATAAGAAATACATCTAAATATGTTTAATAAAGCAATAATACACTACAGTGCAAGCAATCATCACAAAGAGATGGCGGATATGTGGGCCGAAGGGTTTTCTGCACAAGGTATTCCATATGAAACTTACACTGCAATGACCCATTCAAATTTTGATGAAGACAATTTACTTCTTGTTTGGGGAGAGCGGAAAAGACTAGCTTTTCATAATAGTTTCAAAAATATACTAGTAAATGAGCGAGCATACTACCAAGATAGATTCAAGTTTGTTTCCTGTGGCTTCAATGGCTTGAATGGTAAAGCAGATTTTTTAAATAAAAATATGCCGCCAGATAGATTCAACAAACACTTTAATGACGGTAGAGTGAAAGATTGGAATCCTCACGGAGAATATGTTCTTTTAGCTTTACAAATTCCCGGTGACGCCTCCTTAGAGGGAGCTATCTTTTCTTACCCTAGTATAATACGAGAAATACAAAACCGCGGCTTTAAAGTAAAAGTACGAAAACATCCTTCACGACCAAATAATTTAGGTTTATCAGGAGTAGAGTTTTTATCTCACGAAGAGCCTATTGAGGACCAAATTGATAATGCTTGCGCGGTAGTAGCTGTTAGTTCAAATGTTAGTGTTGATGCCATGATTAGAGGAAAGCCAGTACTAAATTTTAGTGAATATTCAATGGTTTGGGATATGGCTATGAAAAGATATGACGATCTACTTCAGGATCAAAAAGAGCCAAAAAATAGAATGCAGTGGTGCTATGATTTGGCCTATACTCAATGGTTGCCAGAAGAGATAGCTTCTGGAGAGGCTTGGGACCACCTAAAGAACTTTTATGTTTGAACCAATAGACTACGAAAATATAAAGTTAAAAGAAGTTGCTACAGATATTCTTACGACCCCTTTTCTTATGCCAGAGTTTTGCGAAATACTTCTACAGTGCGCCACTGAATTTAAAGAATGGGAAAATTCTGCATCTCAAATTCATGTTACCCATAACCTTCATTTAGAAAAAGAACAGCCAGGATTTTACGATATTATTAATGAAGGACTAGAACAATATATTTGGCCCAGATTGTATAAGTGGTGGTCAACAGACCCCATACAAAGTAAAAGTATATTTATTGTAAAATATAGCGAAGATACTCAAAAAGACCTATCTCTTCATCATGATAACAGTTATATTTCAGCTAGTATTAAATTAAATAGTAACTATGATGGAGGCACATTGTACTTCCCCCATCAGCGGTATGATGTAGAAGAAGTTCCTGTAGGTAGTTTAATAATTTGGCCTAGCCAGATCACTCACTTACATGGAGCTAAAAAGTTAATACGTGGAACAAAATACTCCATGACTATTTGGACAGAACGATGTTTAGAATTATTGAAAATGCACTAACAGTAAACCCTGCGCTAGAGAGAAAAGGCAATCTTACTAGCCCGGCTTGGTTTGACGCTCCCGTACAAAAAGAGTACCAAAAACAGATACTCTCTCATGCAGCAAGATATGTTTCTTTAGATAGTATGGTAGGAATAGAAGAATGGGGCCATATTGCAGGATTAAAAGCTTTTCCGCCCCCACACATTGATAAAGATGAGCTACTTTATGTAAATACAGAAGAGATTAAACTCCCACTTTGTAGTTGTATATACTACTTAAAAATAGATGGGCTAGTCGGAGCAAGTCTAGTAATAGGAAATCACAAAATTATTCCTGAATCTAATATGTTGGTATTACTAAAACCTGGGGTGTCTCACGAAATAACAGAGTATACTGCTGGCGTTCGAACAGCGATAATGATAAATCCATGGAATTATAGGATTGCCTAAAAATAATTCTTGACAAATTTATCTATTGGTCTCATAATATGTGTAACTTTGGAGACCTTACATGAATTTATTTTATCTTGACAAAGATCTTGACAAGTGTGCAGAAGCCCACGTGGACAAGCACATTGTAAAAATGCCTTTAGAAGTAGCTCAGATATGTTGTACAACTATCTGGATTGATAAAGTCTTAGGTTTTGTTCCGCGCGCACTCACTAAAGAAGAGACAGCTATTCTGAATGAAGCAAAAGCTCCAGAAAAGCCTCTCAAACCTGAAGAGCGTACAGTTACTCCTTATCTACCAATGATGTACAATCACCCATGTACTATATGGGCAAGAAGTTCGCTTGACAATTACGAGTGGACTCATTGTTATGGAAATGCACTCGGAGAAGAATACCGTTACCGATATGGGAAACAACACAAGTCAGTTACAGTCATTAACGAATTACCGGACCCTGTCAAAATGGAAAGACTTGGATTTACCACTTTCGGATTGGCAATGCCAGACGTGCTCAAGGACTATGATAATCCTATACAGTCTTATCGTGACTATTATCATCTCGACAAGGCTACTTTTGCCGTTTGGTCTCACAGACCCAAACCCAGCTGGTGGGATGATGAACTCGCAGATTATGAGAAGAGGATTACAGCGAAATGAAAATATTTGAGTTAGAGCAACAGCTCCTGGACTGTTGGAAAGTCACAGAGGATGTAAATATGGTTACTAAGTATTTGGTAGACGAGTGTGACGGCTATGACGATGATGATGTTATGAACAAGTATTTTGCTATAAAAGACTTATACGAAATTAAGTTTGAAAAATTGTGGAAAACTTTCGAAGCAGTCTGTAAAGAGTATCACGAGTACCGTAAGCTCTCAGGCATTGAACGAGATAAAGAATTACAAGAACTTTGGGATAAGGTAAACTAATGGAACATTGGAATAGTATAGATGCTTGTCCCAACTGTGGAGAATATTTATCGGGGGATGGTCACACCATTCCCTATCATTGTATAAATCGTTCAGAAGAAGAGTGGTGGTACTCCGAGCCAGATAGTGGGCCTTGGTATTGCGAGGAAAAGAATGAAGATTAAAATTGAAATTGAAGCGTCGCCCGATGAAGTCCAAGATTTATTTATTCCTAGCAGCAAGCAAAAAGAATTTGCTCAGACTCTTTATGCGGCTTATATAGAGGCTATGTCAAAAACAGTGTCTACTACGGTGGAGAAAGTATTTAAGAGGAAGGACAAATGAGTAAAGTTTCTTTAGTCGGAATAACTAAGCCAAGTGCAGCAACAGGCTGTGACACAGCGAATCAACTGATAGCTTATACCGCTCGTGTAAGCAACCCTGAAAATCAGAATCATCACGAAAGTGCACCTCGTTTGTTACGCTACCTTATTCGTGAAGGGCATTGGAGTCCTTTCGAGATGGTGAGTATTACTATGGAAATCGAGACTACTCGTGATATTGCTCGTCAAATTCTTCGCCACAGGTCATTCTCTTTTCAAGAGTTTAGCCAGCGTTACGCTGTACAAGAAAATTTTACCTATCGCGAAGCTCGATTACAAGATCCGAAAAATCGACAGAACAGTATAGACTTAGATAATAAAGAGGAGTTTGGGTTGGGTGGAAATAAAACTCAACACGAACGTCTATATGAAGATTGGAATATGCGACAGGCACAAGTAGTAAATGCTGCAAAGAAAGCATATCACTGGGCACTACAAAATGGTATTGCAAAAGAGCAAGCGCGAGCTGTGTTGCCTGAAGGAAACACTATTAGTACCCTTTATATGAGCGGAACACTTCGTAGTTGGATTCACTATTGCGAACTCCGTAGAGGCCACGGAACTCAAAAAGAGCACATGAGAGTAGCAGAACAATGTTGGAATATAATAGCGCAACATTTTCCAGATGTTGCAGAAGCCTTAGAATGAGCTGCTTTCTAGTATCGCTAATCCTAACCGCGTGTGTCTCACAAGACGGAAAAGCCGCTTGCGTTCCTGTAGTTGTGGAAGATATTTATATATTAAGTTGTGCAGTTGTAGCAGAAAAGGAGAAAGAAGATGAACGGAGTGAAATACGACAAGAACAAACCTGATATGTACTTGCTACCTCCTCGAGCATTGCTTGAAGTAGGAAAAGTACTAACATACGGCGCAAATAAGTATTCTCCCGATAACTGGAGACGACTCGACTCTTTGCAAGAAAGATATACAAGCGCCGCACTGAGGCACATTCTAGCAGATATGGCAGACGAAGAGAATGACGAAGAGACAGAGATGTCACACCTGGCTCACGCTATTTGCTGTCTACTCTTCAAGCTAGAAGATAAACTTAGGGAAAAAGAAGATACGACCCTTACTATTGGTGATATTGATATTAATATTGAAGACTTGAGTGTAGACTATAATGATGATACTTTTTTATCATATGAAGATCATATAGCAGAGTATGAAAAATAATGTCTCCTCAAGAAATCTTTGACTACAAAAGAAGATGGATGCCAGGTCATCAGGTCATCGTACATTCAGATCTTCGAGACCATGCAAAGGACTGGTGTAAAAGAAGATTGGAAAAGCATCAATATGCAATTAAAACTTGGACACATATCTATGCTTTTACATATTGTTTTGAAAGGCAAGATATTGCCCAGCAGTTTGAGCATGAGTTTAGAAGTTGGGTGAATAAGGGAGTTGAATAATAATGCTAGATAAGGGATTGCACTGGTCAACAGTAACCAGCGAAAAAGTATTACTTGCAGGTATTGGAGGACTTACTCTAATTGCAAGTGGAGAGTATGTGTATGATATGTGGACTGTAAAACAAATTTTGCTCTCCGACCTTTTTATGCTTTTTATTTATGTAGAGATTATAGGCATGGTTGGGGCTTTTTATTCTACCAACAGAATTCCTGTTACTCTTCCGATCATTATTGCAACGACGGCTTTATGTAGACTAATTGTAATGCAAAGTAAAGAAATGGAATGGGCTACAGTATTAGGTGAATCTGCGGCCATACTTATACTTTCAATTTCCGCTTACATTATGAGTCTAAAAGACAGGTTAAGTTTGGGTAAAAAGTAATGCTAACTATTTTATGTATTGGTTCTCTAATGATGCTTCCTATCATAGCAGGGGGTATTACTTTTTATTATAGTGCAGAAACTACAAAGAATGTTGGAAAGGAACAATAATGCTTGACATATTTTTCTTTATCTATTATAATATCCCTTTCAACTGGAGGATAATATGGCTAGAGGCGTAAAGAAAAAGGACTATGAAAATATTACGGATGCTTCCGTAAAGAAAGTTATATCGTTATTAAATAGTTCTCCACCGATTACTAAAAAAGAAGCCTGCGAAATTCTAAATATTTCGTACAATACTGCTCGACTCAATAAAATTATTGAAGAGTTTGAGCACGAGCAAGATATTGTAAAGAGAATGAAAGCAAAGAAGCGAGGACGTCCCGCAACAAAAGACGAGATTCGTGGTATGATAGAAGGCTATTTGGAAGGCGCTTCTTACTCTGATATTTCAAAATCCACTTATCGTTCTGTAGCTTTTGTTAAGTCCATCATCGAAAGAGTTGGTGTTCCAGAAAGAATTACAGGAGATGATAGGTACAAGATAGAATACCTACCAGACGAGTGTGTTGCCGAAACTTTTGAACTAGGAGAGATAGCATGGTCTGCTAAGTATCACTCCTCTTGTATAATCAAAGAAAAGCTAGACAAACCAATCTATCAGGAAAGATACGGGTGTGAGTGTTATAACATTTACATTAATGAGGAGACCGAAGGTTTTACGAAAGGTGGATTTTATGCAGCTGCCCCAGCGTATGACTTGGGCAAGCTAAATCACTTAAAAGAATATGGAATCTCTACAGATAATATTTGAATTATCTCGTTACTATGCTTTCTTTTGCTTAGTAACTACTCTCTGCTTTGTAGTATTAAATATGTACTATATGTGGCAGATCAAACCAGGCTTTGGGAAAACAGGCCACATAGTATACCTTGGGGTAATAGCTTTTACCACTTTTATATTTGCACCTGTGTTTTTCATTGTTTTAATTTTTTACCCAGAAGTATATAAAACTGCAGTTTACGCGAACCTCTCCGAGGAAGATGATGATAAGTAATATTTTTGAAGGTTACCAAAAAATAATTCTTGACATTTCATCCATAATCAATCATAATATATACATATTGAGAGAGGAAGCAAATGGGCGACCGATTTTATTTACAACAACTAGCCGCGACAGGAAACTGTCCGGGAAATAAATCACCTAATAAGAGGAAAAGACGCATGGCGTGGGATGAAGATAAGCGGGCTGAAGCTGTTTCAATGTATGAGGAAGCGGAGCCAACTCCCGAAAATTCAATGGAGATCGTTAAGCAGATTGCTGAAGATCTCGGCGAGTCACCAAACGGTGTTCGCATGGTTCTGACAAAAGCCGGTGTATATGTGAAGAAGGCTCCAGCAGCAGGAGGTTCTTCTAAATCAACTAGTGGTGGTACACGAGTATCAAAAGCTGCCGCTGTTGAAGCACTCGCCGCCGCTTTGTCAGATGCTGGTCAAGAAGTCGATGAGGATATCGTTAGCAAGTTGACTGGTAAAGCTGCTCAGTACTTTACAAATATAATTCAAGCACTGAATACATAATATACTAAGCAACAAAAGACCCCTCCTAGTCGTTTTGACTAGGAGGATTTTTCATATCCATCAAAAGTAGCTAAATGGAAAGAGGTTTCTCATAACGCTAGCTGGAGATGTAAGTGAAAAAAGAAGACCTTAGAAAGCAAATGGAAAATGCTGGGGACGCTATAGTTACCTATAAGAGCCCTAAGTCTAAGAAAACTAAGTATAATATATGTACCCTGGACTTTTCTACTCGTTATATACAACAGAAAAGTAATCGTGCTAAAGAAACTAATGATACCCTTCTAATGTTTTGTTGGGATACGGATTCATATCGCCTAATGAAACCTGAGAATGTGACCTCGGTAGTTCCTCTGTCTAACATACTGAGGAATGAAGATGTCAACTGAAACATATTCTAAGATAATATACTCTGCTGACTATAAGCAGATTAGAATGACTATCTCAGAGTTTAGAGAAGTTGAATACCTACACTTTCGAGAGTACTATTTAGACTTTGATGAAGAATGGAAACCTACCGACAAGGGAGTACATATTCCTTTAGAGCTAGATACATCGAGAGAGTTATTTAGGGGTATGTCAGAGATTCTGTCATTGGCAGAAAATAAGCAAGTATTAGAAGAGTATTTTTACGAAATTATACAAGAGATATACCTAAAATAATTCTTGACACACTAACTACTTTCGTATATAATATATCCTCAACAATTATGGATAGACCTATGCACGATTTTCTTAAAAAGGCTTCAAAAGCCTACTATGAAGGAAACCCTATTATTAGTGATGCGGAGTTCGATAAACTTGTCGAACGACATAGCTTTACTGAAGTAGGCTATCGTTCTGATTTCAAATTCTCACACCTGTACCCCATGTATAGCTTACAAAAAGTCTATCCCGGGGATCCTATGCCTCTTAGTGTTACAACAAGCGAAACTATAGTAAGCCCTAAATTAGATGGGGCCGCTGTAGCTCTTCGCTACTCTGAAGGTAAATTAGTTTTAGGACTTACCAGAGGAGACGGTAAAAAGGGTGTAGATGTAACGGAAAAACTAGCAACCTTAGTTCCTAATACAATCGACATGGATGGAGAAGTACAGATTACTGGAGAAGTAGTTTGTCCTTCAACAATAGCAAATGCTAGAAACGTTGCTGCGGGCTCTCTTAATCTAAAAGACCTTGAAAAGTTTAAAGAGCGACCACTAAAGTTTATTGCCTACGATATACAACCAAAAGCCCATAAATTATGGACTGATGATATGGGTGAACTGCAACAGAACGGCTTTAGCATTGTTAGCGAGTCAAACTGGAAAGAATACCCGAAAGACGGTAAAGTATTTCGTTTAGACAGGAACGACTTGTTTGAGGAGCTTGGCTATACAGCTCACCATCCTCGTGGTGCTTTTGCATACAAGGAAAAGCAAACCGGAGTAATAACTAAACTACTAGATGTAGTTTGGCAAGTAGGTAAATCAGGAGTAGTGTCTCCTGTAGCTATTCTTGAGCCAGTTATTATTGGAGAAGCAACTATCTCTCGTGCAACCCTACACAATATTTCTTATATTGAATCTTTAGACCTGGAGTTAGGGTGCAGAGTAGAAGTCATTCGTAGCGGAGAGATTATCCCCAGGATTGTGAGAAAAGTATAATGGATATTATAGACGAGGAGAACATTTTTTTGTTCGCGGGATTCATAGACTATCCAGATAGCTATAAAGGAGCTATAGGTGTGTATGATTATTTTTGGAAACTCACACCCGAAGTTAGAGAGAACCTAATAAGATCTTGGGAAACCAGTTTAGATAGCCTTCGAGAGAAACATGATGTTCTAGAAGAGTTGGCCCAAGACCAACAGCTTGGGAGTATTGCTGTCTTTACAGATGACTCTCCCGTAGAAGTTAAAAAACCAAGGGATAATGTAGTACCTTTTAAACGATGAGTGGAGTGTATAACTTAACTTATTTTGAAAACCATCCCGAAGAAAAAGATCGGGATGGGGTTCTTTACTGCGTAGTTTTAGTCAATCGAAAAACAAATAAAAGAGAGTGTTTAAAAATTGGAATCGCATCTGGGAAAAATTGGAAGGATGTATTACGCCGTAGTCGTGGATTTAATAACTACGATATTCGTATACAACGTACCTATCACGATACTCTGTTCAATGTTTGGACGCTAGAGCAAGCCCTTCATGCTGAGTATGCCGAATACAGTTATAAACCAATGGAAAAATTTGGAGGGCACACTGAGTGCTTCGAGATAAAAAAAGAAATAATTTTAGCTATACCATCGAAAAAATAATTCTTGACTTTTTCATCTCAAACCGTTATAATATTATTTCTTTCAGTGGAGATATAAATTCTTGAAAATACAAGCCCCGACTAATTGTCCGAGTTGTTCTTCTGATCTTGTTTGGAAGAATGATTTATTGTATTGCATGAATATATCTTGTGAAGCGCAGAGTGCTCAGAAACTAGAGCATTTTGCAAAAACACTAAAGATAAAGGGGCTAGGCCCAGCGACTATCGACAAGCTCGAACTAGAATCTATATTTGATATTTATGAAATGAGCTTAGACTCGCTAGCAGAGTGTTTGGCCTCTGAAAAACTAGCAGGTAAACTATTTTTGGAAATTGAAGGTTCCAAAGATGCCTCACTCCAAGAGGTGTTACCTGCGTTCTCTATTCCGCTAATCGGAAAGACTGCTTCTGAAAAGTTATGTAAGAGTATTAAATCTTTTGATAACTTGACGGAAGATGCTTGCATAGCCGCAGGTTTAGGCCCAAAGGCTACGCAAAACCTAATGATTTGGTATCGAGAAGAGTATCTTCCGTATTACAAGTCACTGCCGTTTAGTTTTGAGCCAGTAAGTCAAACTACCCCTAATAATACATCTATGGGAGTAGTATGTATTACAGGAAAGTTGACTTCTGTAAAAACTAAAGCCGAAGCAGAAAAAGCCCTCGTTGAAGCGGGCTATATAGTAAAATCTTCTATAACAAAAGATGTTACTATCTTGCTCAACGAAAGCGGAATAGAATCCGCAAAAACCAAAAAAGCTAGAGATGAAGGCATCTCTATTGTACTTAACCTTAATGAACTTATTGGAGTTTAATATGGCACTTCCCAAGTGGACTGATGAGCGCACAGCCGCGCTCGTATCTTTTGTTGGCGATGAGAGTCCTATCTCTTACGCTACTGTTGTAGACGCCGCAGATCAACTGGAAACTTCTCCCAAGTCTGTAGCCGCAAAGCTGCGTAAAATGGACTACGAAGTAGAGTCTTCTACTGCAGCTAATGTTCGTGTCTTCTCTGAAGACCAAGAAAACACTCTTCGTGCTTTTGTTGAAGGCAACTCTGGCGAGTATACTTACGGCCAGATTGCTGAAGCCTTTGATGGTGGTAGCTTCAGCTCAAAGCAAATTCAAGGCAAACTGCTCTCCATGCAACTTACTGAGCACGTGAAGCCTACTCCCAAGCAGGAAACTGTTCGTACCTTCTCAGAAGATGAAGAAGCTACTTTTGTCTCTATGGCAAACAAAGGCGACTTCCTCGAAGACATCGCTGATGCTCTGAACCGCACTGTTAATCAGATTCGTGGTAAAGCCCTTAGCCTTCTTCGTACTTCTGCCATCGACGCTATCCCACCTCAGCGGGAAAGTAAGGGTGCAACCCGTGTTGATCCTCTCGAAGGTATTGACGTAGCATCTATGACGGTTGAAGAGATCGCAGAAGAAATCGGCAAGACTGCTCGTGGTGTTAAAACCATGCTGACTCGTCGTGGCCTGACTGCTTCTAACTACCCGAAAGCCAAGAAAGCTACTGCTTAAAAAATAGTTACCTCTCTTTTGCTGGATAGGCTTTTTTGCCCTGTCCAGCTTTTTCTTGCATAACAGTCTGTACGAGGACCCTATAGTTGAACCTGTCTAGCATACTGCTGAAGTCTATTATCGCGGATTGCGATATGGACGTGTGGGCGGACTGTGAGCAGCACTATTTCCCCGTAGAGTATCATACTATCTGGAAAACTCTTAATAGTCACGTTCAGAAGCACAGCGTTTTGCCGTCTTTTGAAGAGCTAGGCCTATCTATCCGTGATGGTCAACTTCGTGACAAATTCTCCTCTCTTGAGAAGGTAGAGTATATTGATGTTGCTAATGAAACTCTTCTTGAGTATCTGAAGAACGAATATACCCAGATAGAAATTATGCAACAACTAGAGAAGTATCTAGATAATACTATCGCCACTGAGTCTGCCGCAGAGTCTATTGAAGCTCTGCAAGATATTGTCCTTGATGTCGAGAGCAAGGTCGATACCAGACCACGCAGTGAAAATATGCAGAAAGTTGAACTTATTTCTTCGCCAGATGACCTGGAGAGAAACATAGTACTTGGACTAAACAATGACTATGATAGAATTCAAACTTTCGGACGAACTGATCTTATTCTAGTAGGCGGTCGTAGAGGTGCAGGTAAATCTGTTACTTGTGCAAATATGGCTGTCAATGCTTATGAAGAAGGTCGCTCATCAATCTATTTTACTATTGAAATGGATACGCAATCTACACTGCAACGAATGTGTTCTATCGCTACCGGCGTTCCCGCCGCAGCAATCCGTAACGGCAACCTGTCTCTGGGTGAATGGCAGTTAGTAGCCGAATGGTTTAGTTCGCGTTTTGAAAATGGCGAGAAGAATTATCACAACTATCTTTCCCATCGAGACTTCCGTAAATTACAGTCAGAGCTTTCAGAAAACCCTCTGCGGGAAGTTCAGCTTGATATAGTGTATAATCCTTCGCTTACTCTAGCAAATATTCGCACTGAGTTAGACAAGAAGATTAAAAGATTAAACCCAGGTCTTGTAATCGTTGATTATATAAATCAGGTTAAGCGTGGAGGAATGTCTAATAATCGTATGGGACAATACGACTGGACAGAACAAATTGAAGTTAGTAAGGCTTTGAAAACCTTTGC